TCTGATAACGAATTAGCGGCTGTCTATGATAGTCGGGCTGTACTAACTCTGTATAAGGCTATGCAGTACGACAAGTTAGTCGCAAGTAAGCCAGCTATCACCAAGAAGGTGAACGAGGCTCCTAAAGCGATTAAGTCAGGCGTAAGCAAACCTAGAGATAGTAATGCTGAAGAAATTAAGAAACTAAAGGCACGAGCTAAGTCTAGCGGAAGTGTCCGCGATGCAGCAAGTGTATTTGAACGATTTATATAAAGGATTAAATCATGGCTATTTATAATGCTTATGACGCGATTGGACTACGCGAAGACCTCACCGATATCATCTATGATATCAGTCCAACAACTACTCCATTCATGAGTTCTATTGGCAAGACTAAGGCAACGGCTGTTTTCCACGAGTGGCAGACCGATTCTCTTGCAGCAGCTACCACAAATAATGCTGCCGTTGAGGGTGCTGACGCTTCCGATGCTACTTTGTCACCAACTACTCGCTTGGGTAACTACACACAGATTCTGCAAAAGACTATCAAAGTCTCCGGCACTCTGGACACAGTTAACAAAGCAGGCAGAAAATCTGAAAAAAGTTATCAATTGGCTAAGGCTTCACAAGAGCTAAAGCGTGACCTCGAGACTATCCTCTTGAGCAATCAAGGTGCTTCTGTTGGTTCGTCTAACTCGTCTGCTCGTAAGATGGCTTCGTTGCTGTCATGGATCAAGACTAACTCGTCAGTTGGTGGTAGCGGTGCTGATCCTACTACTATCGGCGTATCGACTCGTACAGACGGTACAGCGCGTACATTTACTGAGGCTCTGCTGAAAGAAGTAGTTGCTGAGGTATTTACTTCTGGTGGCGTACCTAAGATTCTGATGGTTGGTGCTGCTGGTAAACAGAAAGTATCTAGCTTCACAGGTCTGTCAGCTTACCGTTATAACGTCAACGCTGGTGGTGGTGGTGCTCAAGGTCAAGCTACTATCGTTGGTGCTGCTGACGTTTACTTGTCAGACTTCGGTACTATGAGTGTTGTTCCTAACCGTTTCATGCGTACACGCGATGCTCTGATCCTTGATCCTGAGTACGCTGCATTGGCTTATCTGCGTCCTTTCATGACTATCGAGCTTGCTAAGGCAGGTGATAGTGATAAGACCCAGATACTAACAGAGGTAACGTTAGAGGTAAAAAACGAGGCTGCGCATGGTATCGTTGCTGACTTGAATATGGCTCTGTAATTGAATAGCCCCTAGAGATTCGTCTCTGGGGGCATTTACGAGGACTTATGGACTTTAGAAAACAGGTTGTACATGCGGACGGTGATGGTGGCATTATCATCGAGACTAAACAGGATGTTACTCAGATATTAGAGAGTAACAACCTAATCAGAGAGGAAGATAAGGCAAGGCTAGGACACGTTAAAGAATTACATCACGTAGCTCGAATACCTTTTACGGTCATTGATGACTTAAATAAAAAGGGAATTATGAGAGGTTTTGTAATTGTTGATGATACTGCGTTTGCTAAGTGGCTCAATGATTCCGATAATGCACAATGGAAAGTCTATAGGGGTAACGTCTAATGGGTATAACAGTAGGTGTATGCGTTCCAGCTAGAGACGAGGTTCATACTGGCTTTGCGTTTGACTTTGCGAAGATGGTAGGACGAGATAGTAAGTTTCGGTGCGGTACAGGCGAGAACGGCTTAAAGTTATACACAATGGCTGGTACGTTGATATTTGACCAGAGAGAAAAGCTGGTTGAGGCTGCGTTAGCTGATGGGTGTGACTACATTCTGTTCATTGATTCAGATATGCGGTTCCCTAGCGATACGATAGATATATTGTTAAGCAGAGAAGTTCCGATTGTCGGAGTTAATGCAGTAACTAGACGCAAGCCTACGTTACCTACAGCATTGAATTTAGAGCTAGATAAAGACGAAAATGGCAAGATTATTAGTTACGCTTGGCATAAAATAGACTCTAAAGGTAAAGAAGGTATTGAGCCTTGTACGGCTGTAGGTGGTGGCGTAGTAATGATCCACAAAGATGTATTCGAGGCTACTAAGAAGCCGTGGTATGACGTAGGCTGGAGTTCACGAGGCATTATTGGCGAAGATGTACATTTCTGCGTCAAGGCTCAAGATAGTGGATTCCAGACGTATGTAGATCACAGTCTGTCTATGCACATTGGTCATATTGGTACGTATGAGTATCGATGGGATGATGTAGAGGATGGGGCTGTGGAGAGACACAACTCAGGGAAATAGTTATGACGGATTACAGTTCGTTAAAATCTACGATAGCGAGTTACTTAGGTCGTAGTGATCTGACTGCACAGATACCGGACTTTATCCAATTGGCTGAGGAACGGCTCCGTAGAGACATCAGAACGCGCCAGATGCTCATTGTGGCTCGTGCTGATACCACAGGAGGCGAGGAGACTATAGGCTTGCCTACGGACTTCCTAGAGATGCGTGACGTACATCTACGTACTACTCCAGCTTCTTCAGTTACCTATCTTTCACCTAATTCATTTTATGCAATAGCTAGGACTACTGATTCAGGTAAGCCATTGAACTACACGATTCTGGCTTCAGAGATTCAGTTTGCTCCTATACCTGATACTGCCTACAGTATTCAGATGCTGTATTACGGCAAGCCACAGTATTTATCTGATACTAATATTGTTAACGTATTCCTAACTAATTATCCTGATGCTTTGCTGTATGCGGCATTGGGCGAAGCTGAACCATATTTGATGAATGATGCACGACTTCAGACATGGGCTGCTTTGTATGATCGTAGCATTACAGCAATTTCTACTGCCGACCAGAATGGTGAATACGGTGGTCAACCTATGTCAATGTCTGTGAGGTAAATCATGGCTGAAATTTCGAACTATTTGGAAAACGCATTAATTAACGGTACGTTACGTGCTACTAGCTACACAGCACCGACTACTACCTTCTTAGCTTTATATACCAATGATCCTACAGATGCCGATACTGGTACTGAGGTCACAGGTGGCTCGTATGTTCGTCAGTCTATTACGTTTAGTGCTCCGTCTGGTGGTGCTACGTCTAATAGCTCTGCGATTGAGTTTCCTCAATGTACGGCTGATTGGGGAGTTGTTACTCACGTTGGTATTCGTGACGCTGTAACAGCAGGTAATCTCTTGTATCACTCAGCATTAGATACGAGTAAGACTATTAGTAATGGTGATATCTTTAAGATTACTGCTACGAATCTTTCAGTAACTTTGGCATAAGGGGTAAATTATGTCTACTATCGTTACTCGTGCTGGCAAAGGTTCAGCCCTTAGTTATGTTGAAGTTGATGCTAACTTTACGAATCTTAATTCCGACAAATATCAAACTGGTGGTGCTCTAGGTACTCCAGCATCAGGCACATTAACTAATGCTACTGGTCTGCCATTATCTACTGGCGTAACTGGTACATTGCCTACTGCTAACGGTGGTACTGGTATCGCTAATAATGCAGCTAGTACGCTTACTATTTCAGGTTCGTTTGCTTCTACTTTTGTAGTAAGTGGTGCGTATTCTTATACGTTTCCTGCGGCTACTGATACGTTAGTAAACTTAGGTTCATCACAGACACTTACTAGCAAGACCTTAACTAATCCGACAGTTACGAACTACGTTGAAAGCGTAGTAGCTATTGGTACAGTTACGACTACAAACACTATTTCGTTGACTAACGGTACAGTCCAGACAGCTACGTTAACGGCTTCTACGGCTTGTACATTCACGATGCCTACTGCTACTGCTGGTAAGTCATTTATCCTATTGTTAAAGCAAGCTGCATCAACTGGTAACGGTACTGCTACGTTTACTGGCGTTAAGTGGGGTACTGCTGGTGCACCTACGATTAGTGCGACTGCTGGCAAGATGGATATTCTGACGTTTGTTGCTGACGGTACTAACTGGTACGGCTCTATCGCTCAAGGTTACACACCATAAGAGGTAAATATGTTTGCTTTTACTAAATTTATGCAAGCAATGGGTGGTGCTGCTGCTGTTGCACCTACTAGCGTTGATTATTTAGTCGTGGCTGGAGGTGCTGGTGGTGGTGCTAGATTTGGTGGTGGTGGCGGTGCTGGTGGTTTTCGCACAGGCACATCATTAAGTGTTACAGCCGGAACGGGATATACCGTTACCGTTGGCGCTGGTGGCACAGGTGGAGCAACTACAGGTGGAACAGGTACAAGCGGCGCTACAAATGGCGGTAATGGAAGTAATTCTGAGTTTAGTTCTGTAACTTCATTAGGAGGCGGCGGCGGTGGTGCTGGAGATGCCAATAATGGAATAGGCGGTTCTGGAACGTATGGTTCTGGAGGAGGAAGTGGTGGTAGAGCAAATTCTGCTCCTTATTCTGGTTCTACTGGCGGCGCTGGAACTTCTCCCCAAGGCAATAGTGGTGGAAGTGTCCCTACTCAATCTCCTGCCTCAAGTCAAAATGGTGGAGGTGGAGGAGGTGCTAGTGCTGCTGGTGCTACTGGTGGTTCTGGAACAGGGAATGGTGGCGCTGGTACAGCTTCAAGTATCTCAGGAAGTTCAGTAACTTATGCTGGCGGTGGAGGTGGCGGTAATAGCGCTGGTGACTATAAAATATATCGACGTACGGGAGCCCCATCCGCTTCAGGGACTGGTCTAGGGAGGCGAGTAGGTATTTGCGCGAGCCAAAGTCTCCATGCG